ACAAGTTTTAGAACCGAACGTTTTTGCTAGCTCCTTTTACGTTTTTGGTTCGGGAAGCCCATCGAAAGGTGGGCTTTTTTTTGACAATTTACTTTAACTGTGTTATACTATTAATATGAAAAAATTCCAGTATGTTGAGGATTACATCGAAGTTATTAACGGTGACAGAGATCCTGTTACTGGAAAACTGTTTGGGTTATTTGATACTACGCCGGCTATAATCAGTCTAGCCAGATACGATGTCAGTATTGTTGATTCAATGAGTCAGGCTGTACAAAGCGGTAAATCTTTAACTGATAAACAAGCTGATTTGGCTGTTAAGATAATTTTAAAATATCGTAAACAACTAACAGCACGGAACGTGGATGTATCTCCGGTAGAAAATCCAAAGTTTCGTTTGGGCATACGAGAAATTGATCGTAGACGTTTGGCTTATGTTGATGGTACAGACATTGTACTTCAATTTCCGTATGATACTAAACTGATTGACAGTATTCGAGAGATTGGTAAACTAAGTCAAGGACGTTGGGGTTTTGACGGCAATAGTAAGTCGTGGAAGTTGGGCATAACAGAAATGAATGTTGTTGCTGCGCATGGCTTTGCTAGTAATAATCAATTTGAAATTAGTACAGAGTTTACACAATTATTAAAATTGGTCGAGGAATGTGAAGCAACCAAGTACAGCATTGAATTGATTTCTACCAAAACAGGATATACTATTACAAATGCACACCCTGGTTTACTTGAATATATCAACAATAATTGCGGTGGGTTTGATAAATCAAATTTGGTAACTCTAGTTGATAATTCAGATATACTTGGATATACAGTATCTCGAGAAATAGTAGAACAAATGACCTCTACAACGTCAGCCAGGGTCGCTAATTTAATGACCCGGCAGCAATCTAGATTTACTGCAAACTATACAGACGAAACAATACTAACAGATATAATTGAGTATGTACATGCTACCAATCGTTGGCCTATATATGTGTACGAACCTGATTTAAGTGATAGACTGTACGATAAGTTTGTTGCTAGATATTTTGAACAAGAAGAAATACACAAGATTCGCGACACTAAAACACAACCACGTACAGATGCTCGTGTTGTGTTTTTCCATAAGTACAGTCCAAAATGGGCCAATCGTATTCCGTTGTTGATAAGTAGTGCAGGTATCATGCATGGCGGAGATAAAACAATGTTGTTACAACGGGCCGAAAAGGTTGTTTATTTTGCAGCAGAAGTGTATAATAATAATAACAAAGGACAACGAACGTAAGTGCAAGCTAAACTAATAATCAGAGACGAAGTTAATGTAAAGATCGAAGGACTTGATCTTGCTACTCGCAAAAAATTAGTAGACAAATTCAAGTATGAAATTCCTGGCGCACGTTATCAGCCTAGCGTTAGACTTGGACGGTGGGATGGTAAAGTAGCCTTTTTTCAATTAGGTGGCAGCACTTATATTAACCTATTGCCAGAAATACTTCCTTGGCTTGACAGTCACAATTACGATGTTGAAATTGAAGATACCCGTGACTACAAAACCACATTTGAATTTAAAGAAGTAACAGAACAAAGTTACAATCATATCAAATGGCCCAAAGGACATCCTAAAGCAGGTGAACCCATGGAGCTCAGGGACTATCAACCTGAGATTATTAATAGATTCTTTGCCAATCCACAATGCGTACAAGAAGTTGCTACTGGTGCGGGTAAAACAGTTATCACAGCAGCCCTAGCAGATGGGATTAGCCCATATGGTCGTAGCATTGTTATAGTACCTAATAAAAGTCTAGTTACACAAACAGAACAAGACTTTGTTAACATGGAATTAGATGTAGGTGTCTACTTTGGAGACCGTAAAGAGTTTGGTCGTACACATACCATATGTACTTGGCAAAGTCTAAACATCTTGTTAAAGAATACCAAGAGCTATGAAGCTGAAATTACCATCGGCGAGTTTCTTGAAGGTGTTGTTGCAGTTATTGTGGACGAAACACATCAGGCCAAGGCAGATGCACTTAAAGAATTACTCAGTGGACCATTTGGTCAAGTGCCTATACGTTGGGGTCTGACTGGTACCATACCCAAAGAAGATTATGCTAGGCAAAGTATTCATTGCATGATTGGTCCTGTAGTGGGTCAATTGACTGCAAGCACACTACAAGAAGCTGGACATCTTGCACAGTGCCATGTTAACATTGTGCAGCTACAAGATCATAAAGAATACACGGACTATCAAAGTGAACTTAAATATCTAGTAACCACTACAGAACGTCTTGCATTCATTGCCCAATTAATTGATCGAATTAAAGAAGGTGGTAATACTCTAGTACTGGTAGACAGGATCGAAACAGGTAAAATATTACAAGCTGAACTAAGCACATTGTTTAGTTTACTAAAGGACAAACCAGATGTGGTTTTTGTATCAGGATCAACCAAGGCTAGTGAGCGTAAAGACGAATACGACAATATTGCCACCAGTACTAACAAAATTATTATTGCTACTTACGGCGTTGCCGCTGTTGGCATTAATATTCCTCGTATTTTTAATCTTGTCTTGCTTGAGCCTGGTAAAAGTTTTGTCCGGGTCATCCAAAGTATCGGGCGTGGCATTCGCAAAGCGGAAGACAAAGATCACGTTCAAATCTGGGACATCACAAGCACATGTAAATTCGCAAAAAGACATCTAACCAAACGTAAACAGTTTTACAAGGAGGCTAACTACCCCTTTACTATAGAGAAAGTAGAATGGCAATAAAAGTAGTTGTCTGTGGTGATAGCTTTATGAGTCCAGATCCGTTAGCACCCGGCAAACATTTTAGTGAACTACTAGGAGCAAAAAGTTTAGCTGTGCCGGGTGTAAGTAACATAGATATCTGCTTTCAAATAAAAGAAGCTATTAATAATAAAGCTGACTATATAATTATTGGTACCACAGATTCGGGAAGAATTGAGTTACCAATGACAGATAAAACTCATGATGATATAAATTTAACAAATTTAAGAAATGGTGATTATATTTCAAGTACTATACCAACATTCATCGGCGAAGAATGGGACTTGAAAGACAAATATAAATTAAGTCCAGAAGTACGTGATGCAGTTAAAAAATATTTCTTGCATATCTATAACAAAGATATTAAAATGTTAACAGATATGTGGGCTATTTATTTTTGGATATCTAAATTGGAATTGTTGGATATCAGATATACATTATTACCTAAATCCTTTTGCATATACCAATATGCTATAAAAAATCCCACAGAGCCTTGGACATTTCATACTGATTTTGAAACACAAAAACAAGCCTCTCATTTAATAAGAAAAGACATACAATGAGAATTTTAACTTTAGACAACACAGCCTACGAGCTAAATGAAATACCAGACGAAGTAGAGGATTTGAGATTTGCGGTACTGGATAACAGTGATCCACGTACACCAGATTACTTTTACATACCTTTAATCTTTTTAGAAAGTTTTAATAGTCCTGCACTGGTATTAAAGATAGGCAACAATGTGATTAAAATGCCAGTGGATTGGCATGTATTGATTGGTGAACCCGATCTAGGTGATCTAGAAGTAGTACCTATGACCAGTATCAACGATCGCGGATTCAGTGTATTCTGTTTTAATCCGCTAAGTAGTTTTAGACCAGAGTTTGCCAAGATTGAAATTATTGACATATATCAAGATGTTAAATGGTACTTTCCGAAACTAAAGCCGGGCCAGTTACTGGCAGTACCACTTGAAACAGGAACTGAAAAACCCCTGTGTGCGTATTTTGTAAAAGATATATCAAGACAAAGTGAGGTAGTTGATTATGGAAAATGCTGGTAGATTAGAACCCGGTGCTGCTTATGTATATGAACGTGAAGGCGGGCGTGTCTATGCACGTCGTGTGGGTACCTTAGAACGAACACTAATTGGCGAAGATTTCCTAGAAGATATTCAAGCTCGTAGACAAAAATTAGCCCAAGAATGGGAACCAATAGTATTTGCAGCTGAACAAAATCCTGCTTTACAAGAAGCCATAGATCGTGTTAAAGTACTATACGAACTAAGTAGGCAAGACGAACCAATTGCACACCACCCGGTATGAGTGATAAACTAAACATTGCAAATGAAATGCGAGCATTTGATTCCAAGGATCGCAATTTCTACAAAGATTTAACCGACGAAGAACGCAAGAAGTTCAGCAACTTTTTAATGATACGTTGGGGATCAAGTGT